TTCGTCGCTACCCTCAAGATATCTGGCAACGACCTTGTTCATCTGGTCTAGATGTTCAACTAGTTGTGGTTCTGACACGCTTACTCCTCTTCTTTGGGATACGCTTAATGCGGTCTACGGGGAATGCTCTCATTACCCCAGCCTTGCCACGAAACATTTCGAAGCACTCAATATATACTTTACCATTTTCAGTGTTAGTAACTAAATGGTCAAACTTAAATACAAGACCCCACTCACCGATACCGTAACTGTTCTTGCCTTTAATCTTAATCATGTCGCCACGCTCAATTACGTTACCGTCCTCAAGGGTGACAGAGTCTTCACGCACATACTTGCGTGCAATTTCGGGTAGAATAAACTTCTTAGGCCTTGCCATCAAATTCTCCTGTCAGACGAGCAATCTCGTCATTGATATAAAATACAGCTTTACGCAAGTCCTCTACCTGCTTCTGGAGCATATCTTTAGATGCATCCTCTTTTAATCCAGCACGCCAAAGATACTTAATGGCATTTCCAACATTGAAGTTACGGTGACGAGTAATCTCGATAGCCTCTACACCAGATGGATCTGACGTATAGTGTTTTGGATGATTGACCATATCAATCTGCTCGTTCATCTTCTTAGCCATGTCGTAAAACTCAACAAAGCGTTCTTCGTTGGACTTGCTGCCTTCGTAAGCCTTGGTCATCTCTTGCTCTTTCTTAATCCAAATTTAGCCAAATAGACGTAGATAGTTTCTACGCTAGTACCGCATTCCTTAGCAATTTCTTCTGGTGTCTTGCGGTCTAAGTGGAACCTCTTGCGAAGCCACACTTCATTAGTATACAACTTTAAAGCCATAATGTCAACCTAACTTGTCCCAATTAAAGATAGCATAGTGACCGATACCAATTGCATCTGCAATGTCATTGTCACTAACTGTCTTGTTATATCTTTTGTTTACAAAATCAATTGTACGCTGTTTACGAAATTCTCGCTCACGGTTCTTGTACCATGCATCAGATCTACCAGGATACTCATTACGAATAAGCTGCTTCTCTGGTGTGGTTAGTCTACCGTTCTTAATGAAGGTTTGCCATGCAATGGGGTTTGTAGCCTTAATTGTCTCTACCCCCGAAATGGACATACCTCCCAGAATAGCACCCTGTACCAATGCCAAGTCAGCAGCGGTCTTAGGACTGTTCATAAAAACAGTGTGTTCAATTACAACGGTGTCGATGTCACCATAATAATTAAAGAAATCACGTACTACCTGGGAGGCCTGTTTTACCTTTTCATAGTTGGTTTTGCCACCCCAAGAAATCTTACCACAACTAACTAGACTATCATTGTCCCAAATTGCAAATGCAATACTTGTGCTGTTTGCATCAATAGAAACAAACTTGTTACTCTTTTCCATTTGCCAAACCTTTCATCTCTCTAAGAGTCTTAGATACCTGTTTAGGATCGACAATACATGAGGAACACAAGTGCTCGTCATTGTAAACGGAAAGAGGCTTACCACAAGACTTACAGGGTTTTGGCTTTGCCATCATCTTGTTACGTCTTGCAATAGCATATCGTTGTGTTATTTTTTCTTTTGTGGCAGCTTCTCTACACTGATCTGAGCAGTATATTTGATAGCTTACTTTTGGTTGAAAGGCTGCATCACACCATTGACAGGTTTTCATCGATAGGCTCCAGGCGATTTATTCTTACATCTCCCGTACCTGCATCTGCACAAACCTTGCTCAAAGGACAGTTCTTACAGATTTTCGAATTTGAACGGTAAGTCTTTTCAGGAAGGGTTCTGTCGACCCAAGCCTTACGGACTGTCCGCATCCAGTCGAATGCATCATTTACCCACTTAATGTAATAATCATTAATTTCTACAGGAAGCACAAGTAGTTCGTGGTTGTTCTTATTCTCATAGATAAGAACAGCCTTACGCTTCTGTAGAATCTTCATGTAAATGAGCAACTGAACAAGGTGTCCAGTCTTAGGCTTACGATTCATCTTGCGATACTCGAAGCCCTCATTCATCATAGTCTTAATTTCACCAAGAAGTTCTTCGCCTTCCCAGTCCAGAATAACGTCACCATATCCAAAGATAGGTGGGTCATTGCTGATAATCTTAAACTCTGCATCCTTTAGAATACCTGCATCTGCCATAGCTGCCTGGATTCTGTTGTGAGAAAGTGTACCATTAGTCATATTTGCACCAGCAAATGCATCAGCATTGTCTTCAAAGACACCGCCGTCAAATGCTAGATACCAATAACGTGCACACTCACCGTGACCATAAGCAATGGTCGATGGAGCAAATGTTTTTTTCTGTTGGTGTTTGGGTCCACGCTTGGCAATGTAGCCATGCTGGATAGCCTCAATAAGACCATCAGTGCTAAAAGCATCATTGATCTTCTTGTCTACTGGCTTTTCCATAACCTGTGTTAGTAAATTTTTCATAATCATATTTAGCGAGTAATATACTTCAGTGCTGAAACCAATTGGTTTACAGCCTCAGCTGCAGTATAGTAGATATTCTTCTTCGCTCTATCTCCCTTGTCTACGTTGGTAAGCCAAGTTGCCTTGAATGACATCTTGGCAGCAATTGCTTGTAGTCGAACAATTTCGACCGTAGCAACTTGCAGAGGAATATCTGGTTTTACTATTAACTTAGCAATCATGGTGAGTGCAGCAGTGAGTTCTTCGTCCTCCATGTAATCTGCAATTTCACTTAGACCATTAATCATTTCTAGTGTGGATTTGTTTTCTGTTTCCATTATATTAATTATACCCTATTCCTGGCTTTCTACCAACATCTCAAGCATATCCATCTCTATGACTGCTAGGCGAGTCTTTTGAGCACCCTCACCAATGACAATCACAATAGCTGGATCTGCGTGATTCTTAATAGCATCAGTACAAGCCTTAGCCCATACCTCTTTGTTTAATGTAAAAGATTTACCAACTTCTTTAAAGTCTACGCAGAAGTTTTTCCAAGTAGCATCACCCTTCTGAGTATTTCTACCAGAGTTCTTATGCTGCTTAGCACCAATACGCTTAGACTCTCCACGCTCACTCATAGTCAGCCTTACTCTTCTTAGTCTCTAGACTAACCTCTGAGACGTGTCTCTCTGGGCACATCCAAGTAAGTTTCTTGTCACGAATGTAATGTCTAATAGTCTTAACTTCTACACGACAAACGTGACAAGGAAACGAACCTACGTGCACAATATACTTAGCTGCCATTTAACTGGTCCTCAATAGACTGTCTGAATGCATCATTCTCTTTAACATAGTTAATGAATGCTTCTCTACCCTGGATTTTCTTGTCCTCAGACACGATGTACCAAGCTCCTGTGCGGTTTACAACTCCTGCTAGCTCTGCGGTGTCAACTAGGTCTCCAACGCCGTCTACGCCCACCTGAGGGCCTTTAAAGTAGAAGTCATAAGAGCCACTCTGGAAGCCTGCAGAAGTCTTAGAGAACTGCAAGTCCCAGTTGATCTTACGACCAATCTTCTCTTCAATAAGCTTATCGCCTACAGGAATCTTACCCTTAATTGCCTGGTTGTCAGACTCAGAAGAGAATAGTTTGATAACTGTAGATGAATAGAACTTAGTTGCCTGTCCACCAGTTGGCTGCTGTGATGTATACATAGCAGAAATGTTGTTGCGTGATTGAGAAATCAGAACAAACAGTGTTGGCTTTGGCTTATTGTTAGCATAGTTAATCATCTTCCATGCATTAGAGAAGTCTCGTGATTCAGCACCAATCTGCTTGGTGTTCTCAAGAGCCTTGAGTTCATCAGAATCCTTCTCAAAATAAATAGCAGGAAGCAGTGATGTAATGCTGTCTACAACAATAAGGTCTACACCTGCCTGCATTAGCTGTGTACCTAGGTCTACCATCTCATTAATGGTACGACACTGGGAGTAGATAAGCTTTGATGTATCTACCCCCAGACGTTCAGCCCAGGACTTGTCAAACGACATCTCAGCATCGATCCATGCACAGATCTTACCGTCCTTCTGTGCCATGCCAATCATCTGCAGACACATAGAGGACTTAGCGGAAGACTTACTTCCCCAGATAAGAACCTGGCGACCGTATGGCAAACCTCCACCTAGTGCCTTGTTAAGGCCATAGCTAGGTGTTGGTTGCATAATGGTTTCTGGCATGTCGTCACCAACAAAGAGGTTCTTGCGTAGCTTTGGATTTAAAGCTGCTAGAACATCGTCAACTGTCATGTTTGCCATATCACACCAATCCATTAATCTTGTCTGGCTGGAACCCTGCCCAGCTATCTTCTCCTGCAATAACAACTGGAGCTGCAAGGAAGCCCATGCCTACAATCTTGTTGTATGCTTCTTCAT